TGGATATCTTCGAGCTTGAGAACGCAGACAGATCAAGTGCGCGTGAGATGGGCAAAGGTGACTGGACGCCCAAAGTCTTAGCTATGTTGGCCTTCCTGTTCTTTGGTGGCTACGTGAGCATGGTCACGCTGATGCCTGAACAGAACGAGGCTATTGTCAATTTGGTCTTGGGTTACTTGGGCGGCATTGTTTCCGCTGTTGTTAGTTTTTACTTTGGCGCAAGCCATAAGGCTGACAAGTGAGCAGACCCTTAAAAGAGATTGATTGGGAGCAAGTGGACGAGATGTGCCGCATCCACTGTACGGGGGAGGAGCAAGCAGCGGTTCTAGGTATCGACTATGACACCCTGAATCGAGCCTGTAAGAGAGAGCAGGGGCTAAGTTTTACGGAGTATTTCAAACAAAAGAGCGCATCAGGGAAAATGAGCCTAAGACGCAGGCAATACACCAAGGCCATGGATGGCGATAACACCCAGTTGATATGGCTTGGCAAGAACTGGTTGGGACAGTCAGACCAGCCTGAAGTAGAAGCGCAAGACCTACCACCAATCGTGATAGAGCGAGCGAGTGAGGCTAACTAAGCCACAAGATGACATCTTCTTCAGTGATTCACGGTTTAGGGCGGTGGTCGCTGGTAGACGATTTGGGAAGACGTTTCTGTCTACCCATGAGCTTCTTCGTGCTGCCCTAGAAGGCAAAAACAAGAACTGCTGGTATGTAGCGCCGACCTACAAGGCTGCAAAAGAGATAGCTTGGGACATGCTGAATGAGGCTTTGCCTGATGGGTATATCAGCAAACGGAACGAAACAGCGCTCTCGCTGACGCTGAAGAATGGTTCTACCATATCCCTCAAAGGGGCAGAGAAGCCTGACAACCTCAGAGGGCGAGCGTTAGACTTTGTTGTTCTGGACGAGTTCGCAGATATGCGGAAGGAAGCGTGGTACGAGGTGCTGCGGCCCAGTCTGTCGGATCGTCACTCTGGAGATAATCCGACACGGGCATTGTTCATTGGAACACCGAAGGGGCGCAACCATTTCTATGACATCTGGACGCGAGGCGTCGATGAGGAGGAGGGCTGGGAAGCCTTCCAGTATACGACCATCGAGGGCGGCAATGTTGATGAAGCTGAGATCGAGGCAGCGCGGAATGACCTAGATGAGCGGACATTCAGCCAAGAGTATCAAGCCAAGTTCGTTAACTACTCCGGCATTATCTACTACGCATTCAGCCGAGAGGAGAGCGTGCGGAAGGGTTACATGAACGACCAGCTACACATTGGCATGGACTTCAACCTAGACCCTATGAGCGCAGCAGTGTGTGTGAGAGAGGCTGATACGATCCAAGTGATCGACGAGATCGTGATTTATGGATCAAACACCGATGAGATGGTGGACGAGATCAAGCAAAGGTATGGTGACAGGCAGATAACTATCTACCCTGACCCAGCTAGTAAGCAAAGAAAGACCAGTGCGGGAGGGAGGACAGACCTATCAATCCTCCAGAACGCAGGGTTTGCGGTGAAGGTGCGGAACAGTCACCCCGCAATCAGAGACAGGATCAATAGCGTAAACAGCAGGCTTCGCTCCACCAGTGGAGTGCGGTCTTTGTTTATTGACCCCAAGTGCAAGCAGACCATCGCTTCGCTTGAACGACAGACCTACAAGGAAGGCACTAGCCAACCCAACAAAGATGACGGCTATGACCACATGAATGACGCACTGGGGTATCTAGTGGAATACTTATACCCAATCAGGAAACAAAGAGAGATCGAACAACCAGTGAGGTGGAGCTAGTGGCATCGAATATCGAATATCAGCATCCCGATTATGACGCAAGCGAGGCAAGGTGGGAGCTATACCTGCGTTCATATCTAGGTGGCGAAGAGTACCAAGAGGGCAGCTATCTCACTGGATACCTGAACGAGTCAGAGAACGAATACGCCAGACGCATCAATCTAACCCCGATTGATAACCACTGCCGTAACGTCGTTCATATCTATAGTTCGTTTCTGTGGCGCACTCCCCCAGTACGGGTGTTCAACTCGTTGGCAGGTAACCCAGCCCTCGATGCGATGGTGAAGGATGCAGACCTTGATGGCGCAAGCATCAACAGCTTTATGAAGCAGGCGCAGATATGGTCATCGGTGTACGGGCACGTTTGGATTCTTGTTGATAAGCCAGAGTCTAACGCGCAGACAAGAGCCGAAGAGCTAGACCAAGACATCAGGCCGTACCTGTCACTATTCACCCCTGAGAACGTGTTTGACTGGAAGTGGGAGCGCACCCCATCTGGGCGCTTTGAACTGACCTACCTGAAGTTGCGCGAAGCGGTAGACCGCGTGAACGCCACAACGAAGGTGACGTACTACCGCTTATGGCGTAAGGACACCATTCAGCAATGGAAGTCTGACGGCGACAAAGAGCAGATGATTAGCGAGATTGCCAACCCCCTTGGTAAAATCCCAGCGGTCTATCTACCAGCGCAACGCAGCGTCACTCGTGGTCTAGGCATCAGTGACTTATCAGACATCGCTTACATGCAAAAAGCGATCTATACCGAGCTTTCAGAGATTGAGCAGCTAATCAGGATTAGCAACCACCCCTCCTTGGTTAAGACTTACGACACAGATGCGAGCGCGGGAGCGGGTTCTGTTATCAACGTACCAGACGACGCAGCAGAAACCATGAAGCCGTTTCTACTACAACCCTCTGGTCAGAACATCAACAGCATCCGTGAGTCCATAAAAGACAAGGTGGAATCTATTAACCGCATGGCTCAGATGGGCGCTGTACGCGGAACCGATGCAAAGACCATGTCAGGCATTGCTATGCAGACTGAGTTCCAAATGCTCAACGCTAAGCTATCAGAGAAGGCGGATCTGCTAGAGTTAGCCGAGGAACACTTGTGGACGTATTTCTGCAACTGGCTAGACGTAACGCCAGATGTTGAAGTGTTCTATCCTGATTCCTTTGATATCCGCGACTACGACAAAGAACTGATGTTCTTGCAGCAGATGAAAGCCAGTGGTGTGCGTTCAGCAACATTGGCTCAAGAGATCGACAAGCAGATTGCAGACTTGGTTCTGGATGACGAGAAGTTGGCAAAGTCTCATTTAGAGATTGAGGGGCAGACGCAAGTTCTAGGCCAATTTATAGCAGAGAACGAAGAACAGTAATGTCCGAAGCCGACAAGTATGCTGGCTTTTTAGAACGTCTCGGTGATTCGCACCAACAAAGAATCACGCAGTTCTTGCAGGTTACAGAGAACGATCTGGCGAACTACTTGCAGACCGCTCCGTCTACCGATGGGGCGATGTTTGACGTTGAGTGGGCTATAAACGCTCGCGCCGAGATGCGCCGTATTCTGGAAGAAGATTACTTAGAAGAAGTGCAGGACATGCTGGGCGACTACAACGCTGTAGCGCGTAGGCAACTCAAGATGCTGAACAACTTTGGGAAGTTTACAAGAGTTGCGCCAGAAGCCATCGCAGGCTTACAGCAGCTATCTTTCCAAGGCTTTGAGGCACTGGCAGACCAACAACTAGAGACGTTGGCAAATGGCGTGTATCAGTCTGCGTTAACGGGCAGAAACAAAGACGATTTCATCCAAGAAGTGAGAGGGCAGATCAATGGAATCTATCAAGCAAGCGATCAAGAGGAAATTCGCCAACTGGTGGAAGTGGCTCAAAACTCAACTGGAGCCGCGCAACAGGCAGCGGTTGATAGACTCCATAGAATTTATGCTTCTGACCGCCTGGGCAATAACTTGCGGCGTTATGCGACAGGTTATGCAACGGATTCGCTCAATCAATATTCTGCGACGTTAACAGTCACCACTGCCAACCAACAAGGCATAGATACCTTCGAGTATTACGGTGATGTGATCCGTGACAGCCGCGAGTTCTGCAAGAAGCATGTCGGCAAGGAATACACTGCCGACGAAATTAGGAAGATATGGGAGGGGAGTTGGTCAGGCAAGGCTGCTGGCGACCCATTCATTGTGCGCGGTGGTTACAATTGCCGCCACCAATGGCTTCCCGTTGTCGAACCGAAAGATAAGACTGAAGAGCCAGAAACCAAAGAGATACCTACAGAGCGACCCATTCCCATCAGGAAGAAGTCTGTCGTTAAGAAGACCGTATCTGAGCAAGCAGAAGAAGCAGCGCAGGATTCAAGGTATCTAAAAACAGAAGATGGCTTGCCAGCTACAAGGTTCAGGCCGTCAGGGGTTAGGCGTAACACAAAACAGAAACAGATTGAGAGCTTTGGCAAGGCGGCTCTCCCCGCATCGTTGTCGGATGATGGCGCTTCATTGCTAGAAGACTTGATCGCTGTTGGTAACGGACTTGCGGACAAGTACAAGCTCCCAAGACTGCGAGGCACTCGGTCTGTCGGAGGCAGAAGTGCCAATATGTCAATGGGTGATGGCGTTCTTTCTTTCAAGCCCGACTATGTAAACCGCACAGCGGCTCAGTTGATAGGGCCAGCATCTGATGCAGCGGAGAAAATAGCAAAGGACAAGGCAAGGCTTGAGATTTTAACTTCCGAGTTAACAACAGACTACGAAGCTATCCAAGACGCAACAATTCCGTCTGATCTGAAGTTTGGAACAAAAGAATACAATAGGCGATTCAAGGAATACAAAGCCCTGACTGCTGACTACAACAAAAAAGTAGACGCAACAAATAGGCTTCAAAGAAAAATCGAAAAAGAGAGCAGGGCAATTCAGCCGTTGGAACCGCAGTCATCTTGGTCTGTTGGTGATGATTTAAGCGATAGGCCGTTTTCCTCGAAGGAATATCTACCTGATCCAACGAGTAGAATAAAGAACACAGTAACGCATGAGATGGCACACCATATTCATCAACAGTACGCGGTTAAGACGCTCGCAGACCTGCAAACTCCAAGGATAGAGGGGGTTTTATCCAATCTGTGGCGAAAGTATCGAGATGATAAGATATCGCCGTCAAAATACGCTGACACCAACCCAAAGGAATGGTTTGCCGAATCGTTTGCGCTTTACGAAGCAGGCCGCAAGGATTTAATCGACCCAAGGTTGGAAAGGCTGATTGACCTGATTGCAGATCAGACGCCAATCGAAGAAATCGAACAAATAATGGGCGAGATATGAGCAAGGAATTAGACCAAGCACTAGAGATATTATCGCTCGACCCTCTACCTGTTGATGCAGAACAGCGTATCAATGACCTGATGGATGAAGCACCAGAAGGCGAGACGTTTGAGTTTGAGATGATCTTGGAAGGATTGTCGCTCGCAGTTCTCGATGCGTCCGATGAGGAAACGCAGCAAGGAGAGAAAGGCGAAAAAGGCGACCAAGGAGAGCAAGGGCCAAGAGGCAAGACTGGCGCAAAAGGAGAGAAAGGTGACCGTGGGCCTAGAGGTCAGCGCGGGCCTAAAGGTGAGCCAGGCCCTCCAGGGTTTGGCGCAATTGTTCAATCGCAGGGCGGTGATGGTGAAGCTATACAAGGCCCACAAGGGGAGCAGGGGCCGCAAGGTGAGCAAGGTATACAAGGGCCAGTAGGCCCACAGGGTATACAAGGCCCAGCCGGTCAGGATGGCGCTGATGGCGCACAAGGTATTCAAGGTTTGCAAGGGCCAGCCGGTGTGCAAGGTGTCGCTGGCCCCGCTGGGGCAGACGGAGCAGACGGTCAGGACGGGGCGACAGGCCCACAAGGGCCTCAAGGTGATACCGGCCCACAAGGTGATGCGTTTGTATATGCAGATTTTACTTCCTCACAATTAGCGGCTTTGACCGGCCCCACAGGGCCTCAAGGGCCTGCTGGAGTAGATGGTCAAGATGGTGCCCAAGGCCCACAAGGTATTCAGGGAGTTGCGGGCGCTGACGGTCAGGATGGGGCCACTGGGCCGCAAGGAATCCAAGGCCCCGCAGGAAATGATGGTCAAGATGGGGCTACTGGCCCGCAAGGGCCGCAAGGAATCCAAGGCCCCGCAGGACAGGACGGCTCGGACGGAGCGCAAGGCCCGCAGGGAATACAAGGGCCTACTGGCCCCAAAGGAGATGCCTTTGAGTATTCGGATTTCACTGCGTCACAATTGGCAGCATTAACAGGACCGCAAGGCCCTGCTGGAAATGACGGAGCGGATGGAGCCACTGGCCCCCAAGGTATTCAAGGCCCTGCTGGGAATGATGGAGCAGACGGTGCTCAAGGCCCGCAGGGTGATGCTTTTGTGTACTCGGACTTCACCGCCCAGCAACTGTCAGATTTGACCGGCCCAACTGGAGCGACTGGTGCGACTGGCCCTCAAGGAATCCAAGGGCCTCAAGGTCCGCAAGGCGAGCAAGGTCCGCAAGGAATTCAGGGGCCAGCGGGCGCTGACGGGCAAGATGGCGCTGGCATTGCTACCCAAATATCAGTTTTTGGAAGAGCATTGACCAGCAGAATAACGGAAGTTTTCAACCGCTTGGGAGCTTCTTTGATAAGCGGATCGTCTCTGCTGAGTGTTACAGCCAGATCAGGCCAGCAAACGCTGCCAGCATCAGGGACGTTTTTTATCGTTAACGGTAGGACACAAAATTACACAATAGGATTATAGACATGGCGAATAGATTTCCATTGATTGTTGATAGCAGCGGAACCGCTGCGATAAAAGAACTGGCCTCTGGTGACAACCTTGACTTAACAGGTAACAGCATTGTCGGGGTTGGAACCGTGGCGCTCACCAACCTAACCGTGGGAGGCTCTCAAGGTACTGATGGGCAAGTGCTGACTAGCACAGGCTCTGGTGTAGCTTGGGAGGATGCTGCTTCTGGTGGCGGCGGCGGCGGGGCTTGGAATGTAATTTCTAGCCAGACTGTGAGCACTGCGGTAAGCTCAGTAGAATTTACAAGTATTACTGGTTATACGCACTACGTCCTACAAATTAGTAATCTCCTTCCTTCTGCTAGTAAGGCTTTACGTTATACTGCTGCTTACGATGGCGGCAGCACTTATATAACGACTGGTTATAATAGAAATTTAATGTTCCCCGCTAACAATACTACAGGCACTGTTTCTGGGGCCTTAACTAGTAACCAGCCGTATGCAGAGGTATCTAATAGTTTTGGAACTAACTTACCGGGACAAGCGCAACTTTGGTTTGGGAACGCATCTTCTTCGGTAAGTGCTATTTGTTTTAGTGCGCCCGGAACAAGCACAACTCCTCCAGCGGCTCTTTCTGTAGCTAATACATTCAACACAGGATATTTAAGTTCTGCTATTACCAAACTAAAATTTGTAATGCAAACAGGAACTATAAATTCTGCAACCTTTACCCTTTACGGACTAGCAACCTCTTAGGAGAAAACAATGGGCACAGGTGTATTTAAATTAGTAGATGGCGAAACCATCGAACTAACAGAAGAAGAAAACAATCAACACATCGCAGATAG